AAACAACTTCTGGGCTGAAACCAAAATCTCCTCTGTTCCCCCCACCTGCGAAGGCGGGACATGGAGAGCAGCTTTCCTCTGGAAAGCGAGTACGATACCGCATGGACATTTTATACACACCTGAGAAAGAAACCCCAGGTGAAAAACATATTTATAAACCCTTAGATGATCAGTCTTAGGTGTACGTAATTTTATATTGTTTTTGTAAAAGTCGTATTTCAGGGAGGGGACAACACCACTCATAACCTGAATCTAATCCTATGAAAGAAAACTCATAAGACGTACTCGCACCCGACGTTTGTAAGACGTCTCCGTAAAGAAACACGGTGCTAGGGTAACTATAATAATAGTTATGCGACATTTGCATTTAACTGGACTATCCAAAACTCAACACCTGTCGCCCCAGTGATTGTAACACTTGGGGTAAAGGACCAGGATTTTGTGCTATCCGTAACGGTAACTACAAAGCATATCATCTGCCCAGTTCCATTAGCAGATGATATACCCTCCATGTAGTTAACACTACTAGTTGAACCGTCTATATTATAGGCGGTAGCATTTCCAAAACTAGTACCGCTCTGCGACATAGCAGTAGCAGCCGGATAACTCAATATGAGCATAAACGTACCTGGATAGCCAGCGGGAATAGTTGCCACTGTTGTTGTCAAGGTGGCATTCAAACCATTCCATCGCACAACTGCCGATGTACCAAAGGGAGCCGCCGTAGAGGCAGTGGTATCATAGTAATGTGTGGTAAGAGCCGTATAACCGAGTTGGACACCATTAAATGGTTTCCTAAGCTCTACCTCATACGTAAACCACAGTTCACCTACGTCCACTGCATTCGCTTGTGATCCAGTGGTGGCAATGGTAAATAACCCAATATCATAGGATTTACCGTCCTCACCACTTGGAACAGAGGAACTCCTTATATACTGGACATTATAAGGATTCTCTTTAGGATCACACTCTACAAAATGAGTAAAATCCTGAGACGCTTTTCCGTCATCAGAGAAATATTCATTCAACATCGCTTGTTTCGATGTAAAAGCAGCTGCGGTCGATCTATATTGTGTTGCCATCATCACTGACGGTATGGTAGTTGTAGTACTGGCGATAGAATCACCAGATGTGGACACAAACTCAGCTGCTAACCCACGCCAAGTATACTCAGTGTAATTAGCGGCTATACCTGATAACCACGGAAAAGAAGTAGCTAAGCCTGGATTCAAGGCATAGCTATTGGAGTTAAACGTATTCGTGTTGCCCGTGATGACATCACCCACGTACTCACGATGACGAATAATAACGCTCTGATTGCTGGAATGCATGTAGGGTACCATGCCCTGAGCGTTAACCTTACTCTGTAGTGAATTCTTCTTAACCGTATATTTACCCAGCCCAAGAATGGTAGATGCGATACCCCCAAGCGAACTCCCAACGAAACCTCCGAGCGGACCACCGAAATTAGATCCGATGGCACTTCCGAGTGTTGTGAGGACGCGTCTTCCTGTGGAGGGTCCATTCTGTGGGTGCGGCGCGCGAAGGGGCGCCGCAGGTGATGCATTATAGATGCCGCGCCCTTGAATAGCGTTGGCATTTTTCTTATTATTATTTTTCTTCGTTTTGTTTGTCATTATATTGGATCCCTCATGACAAACAAGGGACTGTTCATCTTATCAAAACCCCATTCCACAATTTCCCTAAATTGTGGAATCTACGCAATAATCATTTCAGGATAAACCATCATTAGGTGCTCAATCCACTTACTAAGAGAGGGGAAGCTACACCTAATTCCTTGTGTTGCATAATAGAGACAGTGTCGCTAGGGGAAACGCCGTGCAGTCTCTCGACATTCTGGTTAGTACGTAAATATTTACGCGACAACTACCAAGTGGCTCAAAAGTACTCTCAATAGTCCGCAACGTTTTGGGTTATTACTCGATAAGACCCAATGACGGAATGGTCCGCCAACCTTAGTTTAACGACATTACGGTCGAGGTTAGTTTAACGACGTTGCGGTCGGGTGTAATTAGTACCACGAAGGGTAGTAGTTAAGTCCGGATTCAGGTTCGGGGCACTGCCACGCGAACGGGAAGGTCCTGAAATCCGCCTCAATGGCGATCTGGTGGTCTGGTACAATACCATAAGCCAACCAAAAGGAACAACGTGTCCTAGGATGTATTTCTTTATATTTCCGTGTCATACTCTTAGCCAGCATGAAAAAACCCGTTTCATACGCAGTTTTATCATGAGACACGGATGGTGTCTTGTTGTGAGCCATTTGTGAATAAAAATCTTGCCAGATGGGAATTCCACCAGAAAGACTCAAGCCACCAGCTCCCAACACACCGAAATAATCATCAAAGTCTACCTTATTTCCCAATCCCTTCAAGCACATGACATCTTTTGCCACTGCCGTTAAAGGATTTCTAACCATTAAGTAACCATCGACTGTCCAAACAGGTCGTGATTGACAAAACTCCACATGTTCAAGTTCGAAAACAGGTTCTTCAACCTGCATCGTAAATCCCATTTCATAAAACCAGGCATGCAACCCATCAATTACTAACTCGTAATGACATTGCTCGAAGATAAGCATACCGTCATCACCATCATTGATGAATTCAAAGTCAATTTGTTTGTCTGCCATAAACGACCAGACAAGCCCACACATGATAAGACAGTTACCGAGGGCTGTATTCATGTCTCCACTCATCCTACAACCATTAACGTTGTATTTGAGTTTACCATCGGAGCAATAACCAAATCCTTTGTTTTCAATTTGCCATCGGAGTAATTTAGCAAGGAATTTATCATTACGATATAATGCCAAATATATCGAATGTTCCCATTTTAATGCCGCTTCACTCATATGTTGGTCAAACCTAGAGGCATCCAGACCGATGCCAACTGGTTTCTTGAACCTTCCCCACTTTCCACTGATCAAGATCCCACGCTGTAATGCGTTGAGACCCTTAGCAATGGTCGTGTTACCAAACACCTTACCAACAGCACAATAAATATCGTGTTCAATTGGTTTAAGATAACACCCGACTTTCACATTGTAACGAGGGGTACGCGGTTGAATAACCCTGGGAGCAGGATTTTTCTTCTTTGTAAAGTTGATCTTTTCACGCTTTACAAACGCAGTTAAATATGAATCCTTACGGCTTACAGCTTCGTACTTTAAGCTTTCGACCGCCCTTGTGAAAACACCTAATCTTCGACCCCCATAATAGGCAAGAAATTCATCATGCCCTATAGGAGTGAAAGTCCTTAGACGTTTTAACACTCGGTTTCGGAATATTTTCATACGCTCAGAAAATACCTCGCCAACGGGTTTAGGTGGTGGTTCAAAAGTTCCTCCCTTTTGAACAAAGAACACCCTCTCCTTAATGGCACGCTCCAAATTATCAATGTTTCCATCGTGTGCACGATACTCTACGGGGGGACTAAACCCCGGAACAATTAGAGTAAATCGTTCTTTTATCTTCCCGGACCATCCCCTAGTGACCGTCAGCTGACGTCGCGGTGGGGAAGGAGCTTTAGAAACTCCACCCGCGACGTCCGGTCTAAGGAACGGTCCCCCTCAACCACCCCATGTGGTCTTCCGGTTTGTCAATCCGGAAAACCATTGGGTGTCGAGGGCCCTATCTGCCTCAGTCATAGCAAACGAAGCATCAAACTTCTTCGCCATGATATCTTCTGCAAGCGGGGCAAAAACTAGTGAAGTTATAAGTGGTATGGCCGCGGCGGCATGGGACCGGCGCAAATCCTTCTTGTCAGCAAGAATATCGGTTACCATTTTCACGACCATTAACTTATTACTTTGGGATCTTCTCAAGAGTCCTTTACTAGCTTTAATTTGCAGGGCAATTTGAACTACCATCAAATGCATTGGATTTGTTTGTGATAGTTCATCGTCTCCGCGGTAGTTTATACCATCTACCATTTGCTGAAACGTAGCTTCTTCAGCGGGTGTTATCTGATCAGGATAACACCAATTTTGCCATATTTGATAACACACCCAAGACAACACTACAGCTGCTAAGCCTGCTACGATATCGAGCCCGTACTCTAACATCAGTGTTATCATGTGTTTTCGTCTAATTACCACGATTAAGAAACCAAACCCCAACCAGAAGTTGGGGGCGGGAAG